TCAGGCTGCTGAGAGAATTATCTCAACCCCTCAGATTTCTCTTGAGGGTATTTCAGGTGATTTTCCGGGGGCTAAGTTTAAATGGGAACAAAAACACACACAACATTTGAAGCGCAATGCTTCCTAATTCCTACAATCGTTGATACGACAGGAGATATATAATATGGCTGAATTTTTTGAACTTAATGATGATATTGAAGGTACCGATGACTTGCCTGAGATTGCCCCTCCAAAGGTGGATAACATTCCAGATGAGCTAGATGACCTACCTGAGAAGTATCGTAACAAATCTGCTAAAGACCTAGCACGTATGCACCAAGAAGCTGAAAAGCTCATTGGCAAACAAGCTCAGGAAGTAGGTGAGGTACGAAAGCTTGCAGACGAACTCATCAAAAAACAACTCAATACTACGCCAGTACAACAAAAACAGGTAGAGCTAGAATTAGACGATACCGACTTCTTTGTAGACCCTAAAGCAGCAATTTCAAAAGCTATCTCTCAACATCCTTCGATTGTTGAAGCTAGAGATTCGGCAGAACGAATGAAAAGGATGGAAGCTCAAAAGAATGTAGCTACTCTGCATCCAGACTTTCAAGAACTCGTTTCTGACCCTAACTTTGTTGATTGGGTTCAATCCTCTAAAATCAGAACACAGTTGTATCATCAAGCTGATGCTTACGATGCTGATGCTGCCAATGAGTTGTTTTCCACCTATAAAGAACTAAAAGGGGTTAAACAAAAACAAGCAGAAACTGAATTGGGGACACAAAGAAATAAAGCACTGAAGGCTGCTGATACTGGTAACGGTGTTGCAACCACAAGTGAACGGTCTAAGAAGGTTTATAGACGAGCCGATATTATCCGTTTGATGAACACTGACCCACAACGCTATGCTGCTCTACAGGATGAAATCATGTTAGCATATAGTGAAAATCGGGTTAAATAAAATTGTATAAATTAAGGAGCTTTAAAAATGGCATCATTTGACGTAACAAGTAGTACCACAGTAACAAAAACCCGTGCCGATAAATTCATTCCAGAAATCTGGAGTGATGAGATCATTGCCGCATACCAGAAATCACTGGTGATGGCTCCACTGGTCATGAAGATGAACGTTAAGGGCAAGAAAGGTGATACTATTCACGTTCCTAAGCCTCTGCGTGGTTCTGCTAACGTAAAAGCAGCCGCTTCTCAGGTAACAATTCAGTCTTCAGTGGAAGAAGAAGTTTTGGTTAGCATTGACCAACACTATGAGTACAGCCGTTTCATCGAAGACATCGTTGAGACTCAGGCTCTGGGTTCACTGCGTCAGTTCTACACAGCAGATGCGGGTTATGCACTTGCCAAGCGTATTGACACTGACCTGTTGGCTCTGGGTAAATCTCTGGGTAACGGTACTGGTGCTGACTTCTTGCACAACCGTTCTTACACATTCACTTCTACTGGTCTGACAGCATTCAGCGGTACCAACGAAGCTGCTTTCACTGATGCAGGTTTCCGTGCTGCTATCCAGTTGTTGGACGATGCTGATGTGCCTATGGAGAATCGCTACTTCGTGATTCCTCCAAGCCTGAAGAACACCCTGTTGGGTACAGACCGTTATGTGTCTGACTCTTTTGTTGGTGAGGCTGGTGGCGGTGGTATCCGTAATGGTCGTATCGGTAACATCTACGGTGTTGAAGTGTATGTTTCTACAAACGTACCTACAGCAGCTTCTAGCGACAAAGCCGCTATGCTGTTCCACAAAGACGCTTTCGTTCTTGCAGAACAAATGGCTGTTCGTTCACAAGTTCAGTACAAACAAGAGTTCTTGTCTACTCTGTTCACTGCTGATACTCTGTACGGTGTTAAGACTGTACGTCCTGACGCAGGTGTTGTATTGGCTGTACCTGCCTAAGCATAGGTAGCTTTAAAGGAAGCCCTTCGGGGCTTTCTATCTTTTAATAAGCTTTATTTAGAGTTTATCACAAGATAATATAAAGGATATTATGTCAAATTATACAAAGTTTACTAACTTTACAGTTAAAGACTCTTTAGCTTCTGGTAATCCTAGTAAAGTTATTAAAGGTGCTGAGTTCGATACTGAGTTTGATGCTATTGCTGCTGCTATTGCTACTAAGGCTGATACTACTGCTTTTGATGCTACTAATGCTAGTAACCTCACTACAGGTCTTGTTGCAGTTGCTGTTGGTGGTACTAATAGTACATCTATTCCGGTAGCAGGTGCTGTTCCATACGGTACAGGAAGTGCCTATGCCTTTACAGACCCTCCTACTGCTGCTAATCAAGTTCTGACCTCTACAGGAACCAATACAGAGCCTATTTGGGTAGACCCTAACAGTCTTATTACCTTCCCTAGCGGAGGCGGTGGCGGTACAGTATCTGCACGTACAGTAGCTCCTCCAGTGCTGTCTACAATGGCAGGCACTACAGAAGCTGTTGTAACTAGGTGGACAATACCTGCTAACTTTTTAGTTGCTGGAGATGCACTGAAGTTCTCTACTTTTGGTCTTGGTGTTAATAACACAAGTATTGCCTGTACTGTTCGCATTAGAGTAGGAACAACAGGGACAACTGCTGATACTGTAGTCTGGTCTGATACCTATGACCTCTCCCCTGCTTCTACAACTACTTCGATGTATTCTGACCATATATTGTATACCAACTCTATTGGTACTTCTGGTCAATTAGGTGTTGGTGGTGCTATCTTTGTTGGTGTGTTTGGTACTAGCACATTGAACTTTACAAGTTCCTATTCAACCCTAGACACTACTGTTCCTCTTTATATCTCTATCACCTTCCAACCTGCTTCAGGGGCTACTACTGGGTTTACACCTAGAGGTGCTTTCTTGTCAGTAGCTAGCCACGCTTAAGGTGCTCTATGAGTTTACTAAGTCTTATACCTGTAGTTACTGAAATACTAGACAGGGTACTACCAGATACCAAACAAGCTGACCAAGTTAAGCTAGAGATGCTTAGGATGGCTCAGGATAGCGATTTAAAGGCTCTCCAAGCCTCTGTTGATCTTGCTAAGGGTCAGATAGAGATAAACAAGGTGGAAGCCTCTACAGACCTTTTTAGAGGTGGTTGGCGACCTGCCGCAGGGTGGGTTTGTGTAGTCAGTTTGTTTTATAACTTCATTCTACAGCCCTTTATACCGTGGTATATGACGTTGCTAGGCAAGTCAGTACCTCCGCTACCCCCTATGGATTCTGAGACCTTGTACGCCCTTCTAACGGGCTTGCTAGGGCTTGGTAGTTTGAGAACGTTTGAACGTGTAAAGGGGAAGGTATAATGGCGAGGTCTTTAGAGGATTTAGACATCCAAGTGCACATAGCAACTGCGCTTGGAGAAGAAAGGTATAAAGATATTATTTATAGAATCGACCGCTTAGAGGGCTTGATGCTCAAGGGTGGTGGTGTTTTGGTACTGGGTATGGCAAGCATTTTAACTAAACTATTGATTGGAGCATGACAATGAAAAAAGGTAAGAACACACCATCAGGTGTTAAGTCTACACAGGGAGCACTTCCCGCAAACAAGATGACAGGTCGTGTACCTGCTGTCCCTAAAGCAGCCATGACAGGCTCATCAACTCGTCAGGGTATGTCTAAGCCTAAATAAAATGTGTTAATCACTTGACACTGTAGATATATTTCAGTATAATATATCTCTAAAGAGACTAGGTAGTGTCTACATACTACTTAGTCTTTAGAGGAACTTAGTATATACTTTATATTAAAACTATAATATATATACTAAGTAACTCTAAAGAGAGACTAAATAGTTTAAAGGGGGAACAATGAATTTTTTACAACTCGTAAATGAAGTTCTTATTCGATTAAGAGAACAACAAGTAGACTCAGTTAATCTTACTGAATACTCAACTCTTATTGGTAGGTTTGTTAATGAAGCTAAACGTGAAGTTGAAGATGCACATAATTGGTCAGTGTTACATAAAAACATTAACATAACTGCTACTAATCCTACTGTAAACTATACTTTAGGCAACTCTAATAATAGAACACGTATTGATTATTGTTATAACTCCACTAAAAAGTGGATGCTACAGAATCTTAATAGAATTGAGATGGCTAGCATGGCAGACATTAACTATACACCATCAACTAATGATGTTATATACTACAGCATTGATGGACGTAATAGTAACGGTAATATCAAGATTAAAGTATATCCTATTCCGATATCTACACAGACATTAACATTTAAATGTATTGTTCCTCAAAACAATCTTGTTGCTAACACTGATGTGATGTATGTTCCTGAAGAACCTGTTATACTTAATGCTTATTTGAGAGCAATTAGTGAACGTGGAGAAGACAATGGACGTCTAAGTGATATGCAGAATGCTCAGTATACTAGATCACTGCAAGATCACATTGCTATTGATAAAAACTATAACGATTCAGATACACTTTGGAGTGCTGTATGAGTGACCAACTAATGACAGAGAGTGTTTTAGCTCCTGCTTTCTTTGGTTTAAATACTCAAGAAGCATTAGTTACAACAAGTAATAACTTTGCTTTAGTTTTAGAAAATGCTATTATAGATGCTAATGGTAGAGTATCTGCCCGTAAGGGGATACAAAGAATAAACAGTTTAGCCTATACAGACCCTATTGGTTGTATTACTGAATCTGTTTCTACTACTGGATTAAGAAAGTTAATTACAGTTTCTTTTAAGAAGTTCTATGAAGGCAGCAGCAGTAATACACTGTTGTTTACACATCCAAATACACCTGCTAATAACTGGCAAGCAGCTAACTTAAATAACCACACTTACTTCTTTCAGCGTGGTGAAAAGCCTGTGTTGTATATGCCAACAACAAACACTGCTGAGTTGGTAGAAACCCACGTACACACTACAGGTACTATTCCCAAGGGCAACACAGCATTGGGAGCTTTTGGTAGATTGTGGGTAGCTGACACAGACGTAGACAAATGCACACTTCATTATTCAGATACACTGATTGGTCATAAATGGACAGGTGGTAGTTCTGGCTTTATCGACCTAACAACAGTGTTTCCTAATGGAGGTGACGAAATTGTTTCTCTTGCTTCCTTTAATAACCGCTTGGTTATATTTGCTCGGAAATCCATTATTTTCTATTCAGGTGCGGATGATCCTACGACTATGGTTGTTGAGGATTCTCTTGACGAACTTGGATGTATAGCTAGAGACTCTGTAGTAGAAATAGGTAACGATATTGTGTTCCTTTCTTCTTCAGGTCTAAAGAGTCTTAGTAGGGTTGTTCAGGAACGAAGTAATCCTCTAGGAGACTTATCTCTCAATGTAAAAGATGCTTTTGTTAATGATATTCTCTCTCAAAACACTGATAATATCAGAGCTACTTATGCTGAAAAAGACAACTTTTACCTGATTAGTTTACCTGCTATTAACAGAGTATGGTGCTTTGATACTAGACAGAAACTAGAGAATGGTGCCTTAAGAGCTTCTGTATGGACAGGCTTTAAAGCAGTTTCGGTGTTTGCTAATACAGCAGGTACTATTTACATTGGAGAAAGTAATAATGAGCTTGTTTATTATACTGGTTATAATGATAGGGGTAGTTCTTATGAGTTTTCGTACCTAAGTAATCATTTCTCTGGTGGCGATACTAATATAACTAAGATACTTAAAAAGCTAACATTGTTGATTGTTGGTGGTACTGAGCACATGGTTATTAAGGTTGGTACTAACTTTAGTAGCACTACAACAGACAGAATAGCTAGTATTAAAGCAGATTCTGAATCATCACAATATAACATTGCAGAGTTTAATGTAGGTAAGTTTAA